TCAGTCATGAAGTCCAACGCCTCACGCATCAGGCGGTCATTGTTCACATGCTTTTTGCTATCGACGTCATCGACTACGATGTAATCGGGACGGTCGGCATCTTCTCTAGATCCTCGCGGATCCTGCCCAAAACCTATAGCAGCGAATCGAACGCCATCCGTGGTAAGGAAAGAGCCTGAAGCCCAATCTCCATACTGTGCTTTCTCACCGTAATCATTCTTCAAACGGTTGTTATGGGTGAGCTGAGATTGGACACCTCCAAGAAGCCTGTTTGCTTTCTCCTCAGTCTGACCGATAAGGAGCATGTACCTCAGGTCATTTTTTGCCAGGTAGAGAAATAGCGGGATACCCATATCTATATGCACAGATTTGCCAGCACCTCGGAACATCTCAGCCAGTAGGCGAATGCTTTTGTTGTCCACGATCAGCCCGGCAAGTCTCTTATGAAACCATGCGGACTTCTTTTTGGCAAAGTTGGGAAAGTAGTATTCGAACCACTTGATGTAATCCTTTTCCAGCGTCTGAATCCTACGCACTTTCCTCTCTGGTAGCTCGTGGATATCCACGGTCGTAGCCTTGGAGATACGGGCGCAATGCTTGTCGTAGTCCGAGAGCAATCGGAGATATTTCCTATTCTCGATGCTCATTAGGATTCCAGGTTAATGCGGTGGATGAGGAACTGCTTGTGATGATGGGTGCACTTGATCGCAAAGGCGGGGTCATCTTCGGATATGAAGTTGTCCAGGTCTTTCAGAATCTTGGCCACTACGGCCGGATCAGCTTTCTTCTCTACTTTTTCAAGTGCAGACATGAGCTTGGATATCCCGTCGGCGGGAAGCTTGGCAGGGTTGCCCTGAGCCACAGATAGCAGCTCCTGCTGTAGGAGTTGTTTGATCTTCACGGGTGACGCGTGATAGTCCAGGCGTTTGGATTCCCAGTCGTCTTTTTGGCTCCAGTCCCCAATAGTCTTCTCAGTCACACTGAATAGCTCGGCGATTTCTTTCTTGGTAGCGGCGAAATTCTCCACATACCAATCCATAGCCTGTTGTCTGATTTTGTCCTTTTTCCCTGCCATTAGCTCTTATTTCTGCCAAAACTGGTGGAAAATGGTTCGCGTGTGAAATAAGAGCGCAAGCGTTGCGCAACTATTTCTATCTCAATCGGATAGCTCCTAATCTTGGGTCTACAAAGGCAAAAAGCTCAACAAAACTGCATGGCAACTTGGACACTCAACGATGAAACGAAAGTAAACAGCTACGGCTTCCGGCTGCTGAACAGCGGGCTGGATCTGGACAGGTTCCAGGCCAATCCCATGATGCTAGCCATGCATAGGGATTGGGATCTGAACGCTGTCATCGGACGGTGGAAGAATATCCGCATCGAAGGAAACCTGCTGCTTGCAGAGGACGAATTCGACATGGAGGATGAAGAGGCAAAGAAAATTGCAGGGAAAGTAACCCGTGGATTTCTGAAGGGTTGTAGTCTTGGATTCCTGTTCCTTGAAGAATTCTTCGTCAAGGCACTGGATGGAGTATTTGAACTCACCAAATCCGAACCCTATGAAGGAAGCGTGGTGGTAATTCCTGCCAATGGGAATGCCGTGAGGCTCTATTCCGCACCCGGAGTGCTGATGACTGAAGATGAAGTGAAGCTTCAGCTCTCTGCGATGTCTGCCAATGTCAAAGTCCGACTTACAAAACCAAAATCAAATTACAACATGGAAAAATTCACGCTAACGGCGGGCGCACTATCTGTGCTGATGCTGAGTGGTCTGATCAATCAGAATGATGAATCGGCAGTCAATGCCAGCATCGCACAGTTGGGAGCTGACTTGAAAAAGGCTCAGGAATCTGAGACCGCGCTCAAATTATCCCTTCAGACGATGAAGGATGCACAGCTCACAGCTGCGAAGTCCAATGCCACTGCGATAGTAGAGGCTGCGATCACGGCAGGTAAGCTGACTGCTGACAAAAAGGAGTCATTCATCACACTAGGAGTCTCTGATCCGGGTATGCTGGCCACAGTGCTGGAAGCTATGCCAGGCAAAGTGTCTCTAGCTGCTCAAGCTGGTGGAAGTCCGGGAGCTGCTGCGGGAGAGCCTAAGAATGTGGATGAGTTTTCTGCCTTGCCATTGGCGAAGCAGTTGGCTTTCAAAGAGAACAATCCTGAGGGATACAAGGCGCTATTCGCGTAGTCACCCCCTGCCCCCCTGAAGGGGGATTGTTAAGCCCCAGCTTAATTATCAATTAAACAGCAATTAAACAGCAATAATATGCCAGCAAATTTTCCAGAGGTTTGGAAAGCCCGAGTGGAAACCAACCTCAGATCAACCGACGAAGCCCCTTGGCTTGACGGTGTTGAAGAACTCGACACAACAGTAATCGAGATGGGTTCCGGATCAGCCGGGGAGACTAATGTGATTCATATCCCAACCTCAGATTTTGAGCCGGATGTATTGATAAACAATAGCGCGTATCCAATCGCGCTACAAGCCTACACGGATACGGAAGTTACGATCAGCCTGGATAAATACCAGACTAAGGTGACCACCTTGTCAGATGATCAGATCATCGGAGCTTCTTATCCGCGCATCGACAATGCGACACGCTCGCACTCCTCTGCGATCCTGAAGAGCAAATATGGGAAAGCGATTCATGCGATAGCGCCATCGGGCAATACCGCGAATACGCCTGTGATTCTGACTACCGGAGGCGTAGAAGGTGGTGCTGCTACAGGCAGAAAAGTATTGACCTATGCTGATTTGGTAGCGATGAAGAAGAAGTTCGATGTCCTTCAAATGCCAATGATGGGAAGACGAATCGTGCTCTCTACGGATCACTGGAATGATCTCTTGCTAGACCGTGAGCGATTTGGGGATAATTTCTCAAACTATCGTACTGGGGCTGTTGCTCCAATGGTAGCAGGGTTTGAGATTCATCAGTATGTGGCGAATCCATATTTCACAGGCTTGGTAAAGAAAGCGTATGGAGCGGCTCCAATAGCAGGCGATTATCAGGCATCTGTAGCCTTCTATGTGCCTAACATCGCTAAGAAGACCGGTATGACAAAGCAATATTTTGCGGAGTCTGCGAAAGATCCGGAAAGCCAGACCAATAAGCTGAACTATCGTCACTATTTCATTGCGGTGCCCAAGCGCGCGAAGTATATCGGTGCGATCGGATCAGGCGCAGTAGTATAATCGGGGGGACTAGATGAGTTTCCTAGTTAGAATATGGATAGAACTTGGAGCACATTGGGGCTACCTGCTGAGATCATTCGGCTTTGAGGATTGGGGCTCTCTTAAGGAGAGCCTCATTCCAACGCTGAAATATCCCGGTTCTGGTTATATATCAGTCATGATTTCTGTAGTGTCGGTTCCGGTTATTCGGATTTTCGGCTTGGACGGGCTTGCTTTTGCATCCCTGTTGTTAGTCTTCTTTGCTGAGTTGATCTCAGGGATCTGGGCGAGCAGAGTGAGAGGCGAAAAGATAGAAAGTAAAAAGCTCAGTCGGTTCACATTCAAGTGTGCCTACTACCTGCTGATCATTGCGATCACTTACCTGATGAGCGAGAGCTTTAAGGTGCGCCAGAAAGAACTCGCAGTGGTCATATTTGACTTTATGCATTTGTTTTTCGTGGTGCAGATCGTACTGGAGAATGTGGTGAGTGTGACTGAGAATTACAGCATGATCACAGGAAAGCCAAAGGCACATTGGATTACGATTTTGGTAGACAAAGTAAACGGATTCTTCAAGTGAGAAAGATCGATACCATATTCATTCACTGCTCAGCGGGGCACTCGGATCTCGAAGGCGTAAAACGCTGGTGGCACGGTGCCAAGCCGAACGGCATGGGCTGGAAGACTGGAGGCTACCACAAGTGGGTGGACTATGACGGGCTGATCACGGATGTATATCCGCTCAGCCAGATCACCAACGGAGTGGGTGGTCATAACTCGAACTCGGTACACATCAGCTACCGCGGAGGAGTGGAAAAGAAAAACGTGAACGCGTCAGCTGACACGAGAACGGAAATGCAGAAAGTAGGAATACTGGAAGCTATCCGGGAGGTACTGGAGGAGCTGAGGCAATACCAGGATGACGCCATCAAAATCATGGGTCATCGGGATATCAGTCCTGACAAGAACCTGAATGGAAAAGTGGATCCAAATGAACGAATTAAGGATTGCCCGAGCTTCGACGCAATCCCAGAGTATCAAGGAATGATAAAGTAAAAGTAGGATGTCCGGTGTAGGATGTTCGGTGTAAATCGAATTAAAATTAAATCCCAGAAAAATGGAAAAGTACATCTTAGGGCTATTAATGTCCTTGTTAATCACCACGGGCTACGTAGGCTCAACACCCCTAGCCCCCCTTGATGGGGGAGTGGATGCGGTCGAGTGTTTTGATACAGATTGCTTCGCTGCGCTCGCTCCCGATAGCTATCGGGAGACGGAGACAATGAAGGTGCCGGTCTATTCAGTGCCATTGCCTGAGGAAAATAAGATTGTCCTGGTGAAAGATCCGAAGGGGTTTGTAGAGCGGGCATTAAAGCACAAAATGGAATACCTGGCTATCAAGCCATCCGATAAAGGGGAATTCTGGGAACTGATGCCGGTCTTTGCTGACGAAGCCAGTTCGCTGAGTTTCAACCTCAATAAATCTGACGAATCCGAAAATGCAGACTCTGGAGATGAGGAGCCACTTCGGATAGTCGCTGTCAAAGACTTTATCCGCTATAACTAATGCGAATCACTGGGGCGGGGATCGCGGTTATCCTTCTGATATCATTCTCCTGCAAGTCTTCAAAGCAAACTACGAGTGAGCTGAAGGAAGAAACTAAGAGAACTGAACAAACGGCCATCACGGCTCATTTGTCTGGGCGAACGGACATTGAGCATATCGGTGACAGTTTGATCGGAAGGATGCCGCTCCCCTACACAGTGCCAAGATCAGTGCGATTTCAGGTCGAATCCGGTGGAATCAATCTGGATATCACCTTGCAGGATTCTACCCTGACTTACCAGGCTGTTGCAAAGCCAGTCGCGCGATCCACGTTGATACAGGCTGATTCAACCTACACTGAACGAAAGCTCGAAGAGACCTATGCGCTCACCGTTCAGAAGGAATCGACACAAAAGAAGATCGGTTTCTCCTGGTGGATATGGCCAGCACTGATGCTCGTCATCGCTCTGGTAGTACTAATCAAAATCAAACGAATTAAATTATTCTAACATGTCACTATCGAAATCAGAGTTGCTGGACAAAGCCAAGGAGGTATTTGGGATATATCCAAGTGCGAAGGAGTTTCACTTCAGTGCTGATGGACAGGCGTTCACGGAGCAATCCCACGCCGTCAATCACGCAAAGTCACTCGAGGTAAAAGACACGGTGCTCATCACCAAGTCTATGGCGGCAGCCGGAACTATTGACGTACCAAACGATCCAGCCCCTGCGGTTGTGGATCCAAACGGTGCAAAGAATGAGTTCCAAAAGCTGGGCGTGAAGTCTGAAAAGGGCTTAAGTGAAGGCGGGGCTGATCCTGTCAAGGAATCTGAAGCACTTGAAATGCAGAGCCTATTGGCGAAGCATGAAGAACTATCAGGTAAGAAAGCAGCTGGGAATATCAAGCTGGAGACGCTGAAGGCAAAAGTACAGGAGTTGGAAGCTGAAGCAGCAAAAGAAGAAGTGTCGAAAGCGGCTACCAAAGCGGCTCAGGACATTCAGAAGGATGTAAACGAAACCGACCAGAAATAATGGGAACACTAACCTACGGGGCAAAGAAAATCGAAATGGGTGACTGGGATCCAGTCCTAAAGAGTACATCGAACTGGGTGGAACTCCCTGTCTATAACGAAACCTTTGTGCTCACTGAGGCTGAGCCTTCAGTGAATGAGCACAAGCAGCAAGGGAAGTCTAATCCTAGACTACGAAGAGTAACGCCTGCATCTATGGCGATAAGTTATCAGCTGATGGACACAGATCCACAGGCATTGATGAAAGCTTTTGGAGGTACCATCGCTGTAGTGAATACTGCGGATGTGTGGAGCGCCCCAAAGAATCGAGGTGAAGTGATCAAGTCGCTAAAAATCACGGCTGAAGATGATTCTATCATTACAGTTCCAGCATTCTCGCATTATGCCCGACTGAATCTAACCATCACAGATGCCAACATCAACTTGATTGATGTTTCTGGTGTGGTATCAGATACGGGTGCAGATGCTACACCTGACTTCACCTGGTCAGAGAAGCAAACGCCATAAAGCGATGCAAACTGAGCTGCACGCGGCTTACAGTA